GTTATCTCTAATTTATATAAGTTTAAAGATAACCCAGACTTACAAGAAGAATTATTTAAAACTAATGACAATATATTAGCTTTCTTTGGAAAAAGTATTTATTGGGATTATGGAGATTTAAAAGAGTATAAAAACGTTAATACTTGGACAGGATTAAATAATTTACATGAAGTTATGCAGGAAATTAAAGATATTCTACGTCCACAACGCAATGAGAATATCATTTATTAGCTTATATTAGAATATAGAAAGGATTGATAATATTGTTTGTATATATTAAGTTTGATGAAAACGGATATATTACTGATTTTAAGAAAGAACCAGAAGAGGGTTATACAAAATCTTTTGTACTGACTAGAGATATAAATAATTTTGTTAAGTTTAGTGACAAATTTAGATGGGATGCAGATAGCCAAGCTATTATTACACCAAGTAATCTCCCTAAGACAGTTGATTATGAAGATGCTATGAGTCAGATTGATTCATTAAGCGCTACTATCAACAGTTTGACTAATGCTATGATTGGGGGAATTTAGCAATATGGAAAAGCATACTCCATTATTTATTCCAGTAGACTACGCTTATACTATTTTTAAGAACGTGGATCTACGCTGGGTGTTTGTAAAGGTAAATGCTCCATCTCGTCTTGGTATTAATAGAGAAGAATTTTATGAAATTACTAAGCAAGATTATTATGAAGCCGCTAAAGAAAATGGTTGGACTACTCTACCAGATTTAACTACAGTAGCACCAACCACTGTTGAAGAAACTACAGTATTACCAACCACAGTAGTACCAACCACAGTAGTACCAGCAACCGCTGAAGAAACCACGGTAGAACCAACTACAGTTGAAGAAACCACGGTAGCACCAACCACAGTAGTACCAACCACAGTAGTACCAACTACAGTTGAAGAAACTACAGTAGTACCAACTACAGTTGAAGAAACCACGGTAGCACCAACCACAGTTGAAGAAACCACGGTAGAACCTACTACGGTAGAACCAACAACTGTTGAAGAAACCACAGTAGAACCAACGACTGTTGAAGAAACTACAGTAGAACCATAATAATAAGATAAAATAAAAAGGGTCCCTATTCGGGGTCCTTTTTTTGACCATTATCTTCTTTATTAGATTCTTTATCACTTTTTTCCGCTAACAGCTTTTCTTTCTGGTGAGTTTCTTTTAGTGCTTCTTCTAAGCTACCTCCTGCATTATAAATGCTTTTAATAACATCTTTCTGACCCTGAGTAATTCCTAATTCATCAACGTCCGAATATACCGTTTCTTTCTTAGCGTTATTCGCTGATTGCTCTTGGAAGGAACTCATAGTTTTTTCAGCGCCCTCTGGGAAATAGTATAGAAATAATCCGCTTTGTGTATTGAGAGAAGCTTGTCTCTTTGTTAATAAAACCTCGTCACTAAGTGGGTATGAATTCTCTCTATTCAAAACGTTACTAGCAAACATATATAATGAACTATCCTTTGGGATTCCCATATAAAGATATAGCGTATCTTTAGTAATATTTCCTAGAAGAATTTCTCTAATGATTAGTCTACTTGCGATACCTAAAGCAGTTTCATCATTTACGGCAACAGATGGTTCTAGCTTTCCCCGATCAAAAAGTTTCTTAATTAATTTTGGATTGTATTTATTATATAGCTTATTTGAAACATATTTTTCTAACATACAAGCACCCTTTCTTTTTCATAATTATAACACAAAATCGTTTGACATTCTAGCCACTAAGTAGTATTATAATAATTAAATAAAGGAGGAATTTTTATGGAAACTATTTCAGAAAAGCAACAAGACTATTTACGGACATTAATGGGCAACCAATATCCGATTCTTAATATTACCCCAGAGGAATTAGTTAGTAAGTATCTAGATAGCCAAGAAGCTAATTTTGATAATCTTAGTAAGGCAGATGCCTCTGTTCTTATTGGAGTATTAAGTGCTTTAAATAAGTATGAAAAGAAGGTTAAGTAATGGGACTATTTAATAATAACGAAGAAAAGTTAAATAAGCTATTAGAAGAATTAGGCTCATTAAAGGATAAAGTAGATTTGATGACTAATAAGATAGACTCTTTATCTTCTAATAATCCATCCCCTTTACCTTCTACTAATCCAGACATTTTATCTTCTACTGAGGTAAAAAAAGAATACTCTAATGTAGAAAATAATAATTACTTTGATAAAGAGTATACTAAGAATGCTCCTGTAAAGGTTATTAAAGGGTCCGATGTTAAAATTTACCCCTCTGTTTCTTCTGCTGTTCGGGATTTAAATGTCCCATATAGCCGGGTTAGAAGTCACATTAAGACGATTGGAGGATATCGAGTAATTAATGTTGAATCGGTAAATACTCGTTCTAAGTTTGAAGGAATCCCAGTTACTACTTATAAATCAGGTAATGAAATTAAGGAGTACCCATCAAAAAGTGCTGTTATTGAAGATCTGCATATTGCAAGCAATACTCTGGACAATCTGCTCAAAAAGAATAATAAAGGATACTTTATTAACTTAGAAGATTTAGAAAAGTCCAATAATATGGTCAATTTTGTTTAATAAAACTCCCCCTTCCCTATATTAAATATAGAAAGGGGGATTTACTATTTTAAGTAGATTAAAACAGCTACTATTAGGTATTTCTATCTTAGTAGCTAGTCTGCTTATGATTGGTTTCGGAAGCCAGAGTAAAGCACAAGCAAGCACTATTGGAAAAGTTTATGACACTTCTGAATGGCAGGGATCTTGGACTGATGCGCAGGTTAAGTCTCTATCTAAAGAAGTTAGTTTCCTTATCATGCGGGTACAATATGGATCAGCGTATAAGGATAAGACTTTTAATCATAACTTACGATTAGTTAATAAATATCATATTCCGTATGGTGTTTATAGCTTTAGTATGTATACAAGTGCTAGCGATGCTAGAAGTGAAGCTAGATATTTACATGCACGGGCACCAAAAGCATTATTTTATGTTAATGATGCCGAACAGCATACAACAAGTTCATATTCTACAGCGACTACTGCTTGGGGTTCCGAGATGCAATCATTAACTAGTAGACCTGTAATATTATATTCATACCGATATTTTTATAACCAATATATTGGTACGAGGAAGAACTATGATGCATTCTGGTTAGCTTCTTATCAGACCTATTTACCAACACCAAAAAACTATGCTTTATGGCAATTTAGTGATAAAGATTATTCTCATTCATTGGGGTTGTCTTTAGATTCTAATAAGGTCATCACTAGTCAGAAGCCATTATCATTCTGGATTGGTAAAACTAAGGCAAATAAAGATAAAACAACCTATATTGCTGGAGGATATAAAAAGGGTGAAACAGTTGTTCTTAATAAGAACGCTTATAAATTCTTTAATCCAGCAGTAAAGATTGCTTCTTCTGCTAAGGGCCATAAGTATACAATCAGTAATACGCAATCTGTTAAGAGTAGTAGCTCTAAACAAGCAGTACTTCTTAAAAAAGATGGTAAAATTATTGGTTGGGCTTTAGCTCAGGATGTTCATTATCCTAATAAATATATTAAGAGTATGCCAAAAGGAAATACTATTCAAGCGATTACTAAGATCAACCAATACAAGGATATTGAATTTAACAAGAAGGCTGGGAAGTCTTATGCTAAAAACAAAATATTACATGTAAAGGGAATAGCTACTTCTAAAGGTGGCGCTACAAGATTCTTATTAGATAATGGGAATTATGTAACAGGTAATCAAGCTAACGTTCGCCAGACATCTCCTTATGTTATTCATCTAAGTTCTAGTAGCCGAATGGTTGCTTTGACAGGAATTAAAGGATATAAGGATAAGAATTTAACTAAGCCGGTTAAAAATAAGGGACATCATAAAGGAACAGTATTTTCTGCTAAAGGTATCGTTGCCCGAGATTCATCTCATTACAGTGTTCTTATGAGTAATGGGTATTATGCGACGGCATATCGGGCAAATGTAGCTACTACCAATAAAGCAGTAAAATCCTCACATAAGACATATACAGTAAAGTATGGAGATTCTCTATGGGGAATTGCTAATTCTCATAGTACAACTATTTCTAAGTTAACTTCTCTTAACGGTATTAGTGCTTCTAGTTATATTTATCCTGGTCAGAAACTAATCATTAAGTAATACTATATTAAAAACAGAGAGAAGGAAATAGCTGGTTACTACTTCTAACTCGAATCTGGTTAGGGCCAGAATTAGGATACTCCCTAAAGTATCCTGTCTAGTCAGACTAACCATCAAAGCTAGGCAGATTGCCTTTAACAAGTTTGTCTTGATTCTAAGACAGATAAGTTAAAGGCTTTTATTTTGTTCTAAAGTATGTTATAATACATAAAAAGGAGATTTTATTATGAAATTAGCCATTTTTGGAGTTAAAGAGAAAACTGATTCTGGATATAACTATTATTCCTTTCAGCAAAATATGTCGGCAGAAAGCTTACCCGCAAAGTCCCGAAAACTTATTAAGAATAGATGGGTAAATGTTAAACGTTTTTCTATTTATCCAGTAGCTTCTTTCTGCTTCTTTGATTTTGAAAGAGAAGATTATAAGCTTACTACTGAAAATGCTTGTATTTTATTAGTTGATACAGATTTATCTAGAGAATCCATTAATAATATTAATTTGGGGAGTATGGTCGATACACGATTTAATAATCAAAAAGTTAAATTAATAAAAGAAGTAGAAAATCCTTTTGATCTGGACTTCTTAGAAAAGTATTATTTTAGCTATATTTCCTTAGACAATCATCATACAGCTCGTAAAAATGCTGAGTATGATATTATTGGGGATGCCTTTACCCGGTTTTGTAATGAAAGCAATAAGGAATCTTTCAAAGAATTAATCAGAGATTACACTTTCTATAATGAATCTAGTATTGACAAGTATGGCATAGATTTTTCTATCTCAGATAGTAACTTTATTATATGGAAATGGCTAGTAGACTATAAAGAAATTATGGGTAAAGAAGGTTATCAGGTAACTTTTGGAAGAGATGGATCATTTAATCTATCAAATAAGTCTTTTAAATCTATGGCAAAGGAAAAAGATATTGATTTTAAGTATCTTAAGTATTTGCCAAAGGAATATCTTTATATAGTAATTAAAATGCTACCTGATGAATATACTAGAAATCTTAGCAAGCAGGATAAAATATATCTATACTATTCATTATATGCAGACGATGACAATGCAGTGTCTTTAGTAGAAAACGGTAAGATTGATATTAATGACTTATTCAAGACGGCGTGGAACAATAGCTGTCCTATTGATAAGTATCAGGATTCTGTTTTGCGGGATAGGTCATATGCTCCAGAAAAACCAGATGAAGAGGACTACGACTACGATGATGAATATGAATATGAGGATAATGAATTTTTAGAAGACCCAGATTGGTGGGGTTGTGATGACGATTGGTATGACGATGAATATGTAGATGACCAACTTGACATTATAGAAGATGCCTTTTCTTGGAAAGACTATTTGGATAAGGAACTACTAAAAAAGTTGTCTAAGCATTATGCACCGAGAGTTAAGAAAATGTTGTTAAACAAAGGATGGGATAACTAATGGGATATTATGAAACACTTAATGCAATTGCTAAGGATATGGAAAATATCTATAAGGTAATTAAGGATGAATTAGATAAGGGGACTACCTTTCCCCAATGGGCTATTTGGTCCTTTTCTAAGATGACTCATGCAGAGGATCGAGCACTATTAAATCAAGAAATTAATCCAGCTAATAAAGGGGAAATTCCTTATGCCATTCGGCAAATGCTATTACTAGATGACATGACCCCGAATAAGCTCATCAGAGACTTTTCAAGTACCCTTGGAGGCTAGGATATATGATTACACCTAAAAGCACTAATAAGATACCTCAGGGGATTATTAAGTCCTCTTTAGACAAGGATAAGTATTATTTACAATATCCGTGGATTAATGGTAAGGTTTCTAAGTCAGTTAACTATGTTGTCTATATCTATCAAGTAACTCCCCTATACCAAGCGATAAAGGAGTTAAGAATTCCCTATAAAGACACTTCCTATACGGGGATCAAGCAGATTTTAAATGCTATTATGAATAGCACAAACTATCGGGATTCTCCTAATAAAAAGGAAAAAATTCTTAATAGTATCGGCTTAAAAGTATTAGATATTTCGTTTTAGAGGGATTTATTCCCTCTTTTTTTGTTGACTTTTAAACTCTATAATAGTATTATGTAGATATTGAAAGGGGAAATAAAAATGAATAAAGAAATTGAAAAGGTTAATAATGTATTTAAGGAAACTATTGGTAAAGATACTATTGATGTTACTTCTATGAAGCAGGATCATAAGTTATACGAATTAGAAAAAGTCTTAACAGAAGCTGGGCATACTTATAAGCTTTATTTTGATGATGATTTATTAATTCATTTAGAAGAAGTAAATGGAGCCTTTATTATTCATCAATTAAATGTTAAAACGGTTTTTGCTGAGAATGCTGTATTTACTCTATTAAATAGAGTATCTGAATCCGCTGGGGTTAAATCTGTTTTTAAAGTAAAACGATTCCCGAGCATTAATAAAACGGTAGTCACTCGCGATGGGGAAACTATTCAATATTTATCAGAATTAATTAGCTAAATATGTTGACAATACTATTATATGATGTTAAGATGTAACCATAGATAAGGAAAGGAAGTTTTAAAAATGATTACAATGAAACAAGTGACTGATAGCTTAAACAAAATGGACTATATTTCAAAGGCGGCTACTCTAAATATGCTTCATTATGATATGTGGAATGCATTAGTAGATTCAAAAAACTTTAAAGAAGCTTATCAAGAATTTAAGAGGGATTCTGATTATACTTACGGGAGTAACACACCTATTACTGAAGATGATTTTCCTGAACTAATGCTAGATAGTGAAAACAAAATTAAAAAAGCTACGGTCTATGCTGTAAATAATAATTTGATTAACTTAGAAGATATTTCATATTTATTTGAATAAAAATTGATAAGTTGCTCAATCAATGCTATAATAGAATCATAGATAAGGAAAGGAAGTTTTAAAATGTTAACACAAGCAGAAAAGGAAAGAAAAAAGCAGATCGCCTATGCTTATCGTAAGCAACATCCAGAAAGAGTTAAGCACACTCAACGTAAAAGTAACGCTTTCAGTTTTGTTCGTAAAGATGCTAATAAGCAGGAATTATTAGATTTAAAAGAAGAAATTGATATTCTTCTACAAAATATGGAATAAAGGTTGACAATCATATAATAGTATTATAGAATAAGAATATAGATAAGATATTAAAGGAGATAATATCATGGAAAGCCAATTATTTAATGAATTACCAGTAGTAAAACAAATTTCAATTATCGGTCAGGCATTGGATTTAACAACAAATACACTACATTTCTCAACTCATTTAAAAGAAAAACTTGATCTATTAGAAGTTAGTTTCTCATCTAAGTTTATGCAGAACATGCTAGCTAATAACTTGTACTCTATCATTGAAATTACTAAGGTGGATAGTCGCCGAGGAGTTGATACTCGTTTTCTTTTAAAAAGTACAGAGACCTTTAGTCTTACTCGTGGAGGAACTCGGGTTCCAGTTAATTTATATTTAGTTATCTCAGTAGTAAGTCATGTAATTGTAACGGCTTATGTAGATCGTAGTGAATCTTATGACCGGTTTAATTAAGGGGGAATATAAAATGAGTAATATTATTGATGAACTATTTGATTTAAATAAAAAACTAGGGCGTTGGGATACTGGTAAAACTATTATTAAATACTGGGGTAATATGAGTATTCATGAGTTAGTATCTAATACAACTACAAATATTTGGGACTTAGGTCAAGATATTGGTAAGCTATCAAGTATTCAAGCTAATGCACCGACTCAGGAAAATAAAGATTTAGCAATCAAAGAGATTAATTTGCTAACTAAACTTTTGGCAGACTTATGCGAACTCGTAGGTGATTAGCAATGTATAAAACAATTAGAGTGTATTTATTAAAAAATTTAAGTAATAATAAAATAGATATCTATAGTAAATATCCTAGTATTATCTTTTCCAAAGATAGATATAACCTATTAAAGTGTGATCTAGCTATCCAATACTATAATAAGAATCCTAGTATCTTAGATATTAGAAAAACTATGGATAAGTTAGAGTTAACTATTAGCGATTATCCTAGCCGGCTACGATTAAGTGCTAGAGGTTATCTGGTCTTTGCTAAGGAAAGATATATTCCCTCTTTCGATCAAGCATATATGCTATCAGAGAATATAAAATCCATAGTTAACCAATTAGGTTACGCAGATAATATGGCTAATGTGGTAGCAGACAGCCCTAGCTTTAATCTAGAAAGTATGTTACAATACAATTATGCAGAAAAGAAAGCAAAAATCAAAGAAATTCTAAATAAGAAAGGGATTAAAGTAAATGATTAAGATTATTGCGGCGTTCTTAATTTTATATGGAGGGTGGGGAATCTATAAAGAAATTAGTTTCTTTTATACTTGGGCACGCACCGGAAAATACCATGAGGGCTACTCACCTACCCAAGAATTAGAAAAACAGATTGAGGATAATTATATTCCTAAAAGTTATAAGAATGCTTTATATATATCCGGAATTTTCATGGCTTTTGTTATTCTAGTTCTTGCTTATATTATTACCGGATTTTACATTAGCCATCAAGGACCTTTAGAAATTACTTCAGTTATTTCATTGGGATATTTAACAATCACAGCTTTTATTGAATCTTTTGGAATTTTGCATGAGTCCCTCAATCTATCTGGGAATACTAGATTGATTTGGGATTTGGCTTTAATTTTCTTTGAAATCATTGTATACATTTATATCCCTATTAGTGTGTTAAGTATGTAAAGGAGAATTTTATGTTAACTATTACATTTTTATCAACTATTTTAGCATTATTTTTCACTATTATTTTTATTATTTTTTCTAATAAGCGTAAGCCGGGGAGTGCCTTTTTCTCAGCTATTCTATATGTAATCATTTTCTTAATCGCCTATTGTATTAGTTACGTTGGGTTACCATCAAGAAACTTGCTAAGCTTACTATTTATTAATGCTCTTTATTCTATTCCTATCGGTATTATTGTATCATTCGAATCTAGGGACCACTATGATACTAATTATGATATTGTAAAAGGAAATAAAGTATTGCCTGCTATTTTATGGCTAACTTTGATTATTGTTTTATCTACTAGTATTATTGGTAATTTGCATTCACATATGAGTGTTAAGCCAGTTTATAATAGTATTACAGCAGTTAAATCAAATAGTAACGAAGCCCCTACTTTTAAGCGAGGAGAAACTCCTGTGGCTATTACTTATGCAACTGCTCGTAATCGTATGAATAAGTCTATGAGTGATGTGCCTAATCCGCAGTATTATACTTTGGGGGATATTGAAGCCCAATATTATAAAGGCAAGCCGGTATATGTAGCTTCATTAGAGTATGATGGTTTCTTCGCTTCTAATAAGGCGCGTTATATCCCGGGATACTTTATTATTGATGCTACGGATGTTAATGCTCAGCCAAAGTTTGTTAATAAGAAGATTACGTATGCTAATAGTGGCTGGTTTAGTAAGAAAGCTTCTCGTAAGCTATACCAGAGTTATCCTACTTGGTTAAAAGCCGATAGCAGTATTCCTCAACTAGAAATTAATGATAATGGTGATCCATATTTAGTAGAAACTATGTATAAGTCAATGCCGTTAAGTCATCGAATTGATTATAAAGACTTGCATACAGTTGTTATGAACGCAGATACGGGTAGTTCTAAGATGTACAATTCAAATAATCTACCAAAATGGGTGGATGAAGGAATTACCTCTGATGTAGCAGAATCTATTAACTATGCTTATGGAAAATATAAGAATGGTTTCTGGAACTTTTCTAAAAGTGGTGTAATGGTTTCTACTAATAGCTCTGTAACTCCCGTGTTTAACAAGGATAAGACCATTAGCTACTTTACTGATTTTACTCGGGATGGTAGCGGGGATAGTGCATTAGGCTATTCTATGATTAATGCTAGAACGCGTAAGCTAACTTTCTATAAAACACAGGGAATTATGGATAGTGATGGGGCGGTAGAAAACGCCAATCAAAACTATAAAGCTCAGCAGTGGAAGGCTAGTATGCCAATCATCTATAATATTAATGGTCGTCCTGTTTGGGTAATTTCTATCCTGGATAAGACTAAGGCTTTCCGGGGATACTACTATCTAGATGCTTCTAATCAAACAGTTAATGCAAGTGGGTCTAATGCTACTCAGACCTTAGACAGTTTTAGAGAAGCATTAGTATCAAGAAATGTTAGTGCAGGAAATACTAATGGAGTTAAGACAGAAACTATTACAGGAGTTATTGATCGTATGGCAATTATTACTAATGGTAGTAATTCTAATGTTATGCTTTCCTTAAAGGGTAGTAAAAACGTTTATACGATTAGCACAAGTGACTTTCCTAATGCGGGTTTAGCTAAGGTTGGGGATAAAGTTAAGCTAACTTCTAAAATGGTTAGCCATAAGCCTTATGGTAATGTATCTAGTTTTAATAACCTTAATATGTAAAGAATAAAAGAGGGACTTATTTCCTCTTTTTTGTTGATTATTTAAGGATGTATGGTATAATTAAGATATTAAAGGAGGAATCAATATGAAAGCCAAGCATCAGGCGATTATTCTAGAGTTCACTAATGATATGGAACCAGAAATGATGGAAGAAGCTATTAATAAAGTTCAATTAGAGCTATTTGAAAAATATCACTATTGTAGTATTAGCAATACTATAAATGAGTCCCGAATCCCAGAATTAGATAAGATTACCAAGAATACTAAAATGTGGGATAAGTGGAACACGATGTCTAAAAATAATAAAGAGGAAAAGTAATGAAAACTATTAGTTATGAAGAAGCAATGGAATTAATTGATGAGTATAGTGAAAAATATGAATACGTAGAAGAAATTGAAGGAGAATCTGGTCGATGGGATCAAAATATTCAAATTATTTTTAAGAATGGTGATAGTTATTATGCCTTTGACTATTCACGCGGATTAACAGAAATGCAAGAAAATACTATTTATACGGTAGGACATTATGAAGTAGAACTCTATTCAGAATCACATTTAGATGACAAAGTAGAAGTATACCCAGTTAAAAAAGTAGTCACTACATCCTATAAGTATGTACCTATTAAGGAGAATTAATAATGAAAAAATTAATTAAGAAAAATGAGGAAATATATGGAGATGCTTAATAGTAACTGAATACCTGTAAAAATTTGACAAAGTATGTAAAATAGTATATAATGCTGTTATGTTATACATGGGGTGATAAAAGGAAATTAGGTGATGATGAAGATGTTAACCAGCTATAAAGTTGAAATTAACCCTACGAGTCAACAAGCATGGTTAATTGATAGACACATATCCGCTAGCCGTTGGGCATACAACTTGTTTTTAGACATTAATAAACAACGCTATGAAGATGGCTATCACTATATGAGTGCCTATGAGTTTAGCAAGTGGTTTAACCATGACTATTTAGATTTTAACCCGGATGACAATTGGATTAAGGATCTTTCTTCCAAGTCAGTAAAACAAGCTTTCATTGATGCTGGCAACGCAATGAAAAGGTTCTTTAAAAAACAGAGTAGATACCCACATTTTCGTTCCTTTAAACGAGGACAAGGATCTTTATACTTCGTTAAGAACAGCAATAAGGATATTATCAAAGTGGAACGGCATCGGATTAAGCTTCCTAAAATCGGCTGGATACGTTTAAAAGAAAAAGGATATATTCCAACTAATGCTGAACATTTTGTGATTAAACAAGGTCGCGTCAAGAAACATGCCGGTAGATATTATCTAACATGCCTAGTAGAACAAGCTGACATTCAGTTAGATAAACTTAATGGCGAACCGATTGGAATTGATTTAGGTATTAAGGAATTTGCCATTTTAAGTAATGGAACTATATTTAGCAACAAAAATAAGAGCAGTCGAGTACGAAGGATGCGAAAACGACTTCGGCGACTGCAAAGAAAGTGGTCTCGTCAGTATCTTGCATTTAAAGCTAGAAAACAGAAAGAAGGAAATTCTGCTACTGATTTAAATCTAGCCAAAACCAAGCTGAAAATGCAACGATTGTATCAACGTATTCAAAATATACAAACTGACTATCAGAAGAAGATTATTTCACAAGTGGTGAGAACCAAACCACAGTGGGTAGCTTTGGAAGATTTAAACATCAGTGGTATGGTTAAGAACAAGCATTTAGCTAAAGCGATTATGCAACAAGGATTTTACACATTTAGAGAAAAATTAATAAATAAGTGTCAGCAACTTGGGATTCCCGTGCACCTGATTAATCGGTTTGAACCCACCTCTAAGTGCTGTCATAATTGTGGAGCTAGAAAAGTTAATTTGTCCCTAGCTGATAGAATCTATCATTGTGACGTTTGTGGTTATACTGAAGACAGAGATATCAATGCGTCTTTAAACATTAGAGATACTGAAAACTTTGAACTTGCCTACTAAATAGGCTTCAAAGTATGTACCGATGGCTAG